GTCCGTACGACACCAAGATCATCCCGGTGGGCAGTCTGAACTCCATCCCGTTCGACAAGCTCCAGAACCAACCCGGCGAGACGATCCACGACTTCCTGGAGCGGATCGCCAGACCTCGCGGCATCATCCTGGGCAGCGACAGCTGGGGCAACTTTCTGGCGATCGGCGATCACCACATGCCGATCATCAACACCCAGTTGATCGAGGGCCAGAACATCAAGAAGTGCCAGTGCATCTTCCACAAGGAGGAGGTGTACAACCAATACAAGGTGGTCGCCCAGACCGCGGCCAGCGACGACAACCACGGCACCGCGGCCAGCGAGTTGGAGGCGAGCTGGGGCGGCACCGGCTACAAGGGCAGCCTGCTGATCACGCCCTCGGAGCAGCCGGTCAAGACCGTCCAGGAGGTGATGGACCGGGCCAAGAACGAGGCGCTATGGCACGAGGGACCTCAGATCGACGTGACGATCGTGGTCCAGGGTTGGTTCAGAGATGACACGAACCTGTGGTGGCCAGGAGACAACGTGTTCGTGTACTCTCCGATGTGTCCTCTGAACATGATGATGAAGATACAGACGGTCACGTTCACCCAGGACAGCAACTCCGGGACCCAGACCACGCTGGAGCTCAAGCAGCCGTGGGCGCTGAAGGACAACGCGCCCATGAACGTGGGCAAGACCCCGGACCCGACCATCCCGGATCAGCTCCCGACCGTGACCAAACCCAACGAAGCTATCAAACCGGTGGAGTAAGATCATGCACAGGGCGACCCCACTCAACTCCTCGTTCCGCGCCTACGTGGCCGGTGGGGCGAGGGTCACCGTGCCCGAGGTGGATGACACCAAGCTCATGCAGGAGAGCAAGGGCAACTTCATGGCCAACGAGGCCAGGGAGAAGATCGAGAGCCCGCAGAACTATGGCTTTACCAGCGTGGTCAGGGACGCGACCAAGGATGCCCAGGGCAAGCTCCAGCAGTCCGCGGAGACCTTCGTCAGCTTCATGGGCGGCAATCGGAGCTTCCCGGTGTTCGGCAACATGGACGACCGCCGCTTCAGGCTGAAGGAGCTGGAGAAGGGCGACACCGCCATGTTCGACTATCTTCAGCACCAGCTCCACATGAACGCCGATGGCATCTTCGTCACCGGTCGCACCGACAAGAAGATGAAGCTCCAGCTCGTTGATCCCCCGCAGGATCAGTCCAGCGGCCCGAGCGCTCAGACCACCGACGCGAGCAGCGGCGGTAGCGGCAGTCAGTCCTCCTCCTCGATGGGCCAGACCAAGCGATATCAAAATTCTACGAAGCAATACGTAGAGGTGACCAAGGACAACACCAACGTCGTTCACGATCAGACCATCAACTACAAGACCGGCGTGCACAGCTTCCAACCGCCGGAGAGCGGAGCCAGCTCCAGAGCCAGCGGATCGCTGGTTCAAATCTTCGGAGACAAGTTCACCGGAGGTCTCGGCTACTTCATGAAGCAGGTCACGGCCGCACCACCGACCTCGTCCATGCATCTGACGACCCAAGGTTACGTGCAGGCGATCATAAATGGGCTGGGCTTCTCAATGCCCTCGATCCCATCCCTGCCGATGCCTCCGCTGCCTCCGGGCATCACGCTGCCTCCCGGGGTGACGCTGCCTCCGCTGGATGCCGTTGAGCGTCAGCCTGCCTCCGCCGCGCCGACGTGGGTGGGTGAGCTCATGAGCAGGCTGGAGACCATCGAGGCGAGACTGTCATTGATCGAAGAGATATTGGAGATCAAATGATCACGCGAGGCGTTCGATGGGTGCGGTAATGAACACGAATGTGCCGACTGGCACCGTTCCGGTGGACATCAGGACGGTCCAGAACACCGAGTTTCCCAAGTACTCGGTTACGATCGATTGGCAGCTGCTCTCCACAGGGGAGCTCGATGACAGCATGGCGCTGGCCACGGCCGTGGTGGTGGCACTGGGGACCAACGCGCTGGCCGATGAGACGGACCGGCTGCCGGACCCGGACAGCACCAACAGAGAGGGCTGGTGGGGAGACTTCGATGGGGATGTGATCTGGGACGCGTGGCCGATCGGGACCAAGCTGTGGCTGCTGCGAAGGAGCGCGCTGGAGCCGGTCCAGGCCAAGTTCGGCAACACCCAGACCTGGGCGATGAACTACATCAGGGATGCCATCCAGCCCTTCGTCGATCGTAAGATCGCCACCAGATATGAGATCATGTCGATGAGAGTTAGTAAGCAGCAGTTGGATGCTATCGTACGCATCTATCGAGGACCTCAAGTTGCCATCGACCTCATGTATCAGATGCTCTGGCAAGGGATCATGCCGTAATGCCTTGGTCAACTCCAACTCTGAGAGAAGTCAGATCGCTGGTCAGGGACAACATCCACGGCTCGCTCCCGGGCAGTGACGCGACTATTCCGAACAGTGTGCTGAGGGTCATGAGCGACACTCAGGGCGCGCTGTGCTTCCTCACGTTGGAGTACGTCGATTGGCTCTCGCTCCAGCTGCTCCCGGACACTGCGGAGACGGAGTGGTTGGATCGTCACGGAGACATATGGCTGGTCAACGCGGACGGGACCACCGGCAGGAAGCAGGCCACCATGGCCACCGGCACGGTGGTGGCCACCGGCATCAACGGAAGCATCGTCCCTGCGGGAGCGCTGATGGGCACCGGCGCTCAGAACGCCACCTATCAGGTCACCTCTCAAGTGGTGATCGGGTCCGGCCCGACGGAGGTCCCGGTGACCGCGTTGGACGCAGGATCGATCGGCAACTTGCAGTCCGAGGACACGCTCGCATTTCTGGCTCCTCCTCCCGGCGTGGATGGGACCGCGACCGTGGTCTCCATGGATGGGGGCACCGACACAGAGACCGACGAGGAGCTTCGCACCCGCATCTTGAGGCGCATCCAGCAGCCTCCGATGGGTGGGGACGCGACCGACTATGAGGCTTGGGCCCTGGCCGTGCCGGGTGTGACGAGGGCGTGGTCGAGCCCGAACGAGATGGGCATCGGGACCGTGACCACGCGGTTCTTGATGGACGATCTGAGAGCAGACAACGACGGGTGGCCGACCCAGCCCGACATCAACACGGTGGCCGACTACATCGATAAGATGCGACCGGTCACGGTCAAGGACTGCTTCGTGGTCGCGCCGATCAAGAAGTTCTTGGACATCACCATCCAGAACCTCAATCCGAACACGACGGAGTGTCAGGCCGAGATAGAGCTGTCCGTTCAGAACATGCTCAAGGTCAAGGCCGCTCCAGGCCAGACCATCTATCTGTCTTGGATCAACTACGCGATCATGAACGCACCGTCGGTCGTGAGCTTCAACCTGATCGCACCTGGCGGTGACTTCACGATGGATAGTCCTGGCCACATGGCCGTGCTGGAGACCATCCTCTATGAGTGATCGCCACGTTCGCAGGACTGGGAGTGACTATCGGGAAGCGTTCTTCTCGCTGCTGCCCAATGGCCAGGCCTGGCCCAAGCACGCCGTCGGCGGCGTGCTGTACCAGACTTGCGACGGTCTGAGTGAGTACTGGGGCGTGGTGGACGGCAGGGCCGCCGACCTGCTCGAGATTGAGAGTGACCCGAGGATCACCCAGGAGTTGCTGCCCGATTGGGAGCGCAACTGGGGTCTGCCCGATCCGTGCTACACCGCCCCGCAGACGATCGGAGAGCGGCAGAGGGCGCTGGTCCAGCGCATGATCATGACCGGGAGCCAGTCCCGTCAGTTCTACATCGACTTCGCCGCCTACATCGGATACGACATCTCGATCACAGAGTACCGTCCGTTCATGGTCGGGCTGGACAGGTGCGGGGACAACAGGGTGTACGGTGATGGCACCAACCCGATGTTCAATCCCATGTTCGTCATGGGTTATCTCCCGGTCATCGATCCGAACGGAGATCGGATCACGAACGGAGAGATCTCAGAGTATCCGAACTATGGCCTGGGACCTCCGGAGAACCGCTACTATTGGTCCGTCCACGTCCACAAGACCAGCCTGACTTGGTTCAGGTGCGGCGGCGGTGGCGGGCAGACCGGAGTTGATCCTCACCTGCGGATCGGCATCGCCACCGATCTGGAGTGCATTCTGCAGCGATGGAAGCCAGCCCACACTGAGATCATCTTCGACTATTCAGGTCTGACGCCAAATGATCCGATGGCCGGCACACCCTAGAGGAGGGGAAAGCGAGCTATGAAATACAATGTTCCATACGGCAAGGCCGATGAGGTGGTTTGGGGAGACACGCCGTACATCAATGGCGATCCATCGACGGCAACGGCCGGCTCGATCCCGCCGGCGGCATCCATCGAGCTCCCGCAGCGTGAGATCGTCAACCTGATCAAAGATGCCGGCCTGGTGCCAACGAACAGCGATCTTCATCAGGCTGCTAAGGGCGTGCAGAGCGGCCGATTGATCTACGCCGATGACACTGGGACGGTCAACGCCATCTCGCTCGCGGTATCACCACCGGTGACCGCCCTGACCAAGGGCATGCAGTTCATCACCATCTTCGCGCACGACAACACCGGACCAGCGAGCGCGAGCGTCAGCGGCTTGGCCTTCGTAGAGATCGTGCATCCGTCCGACCGGACCTCGCTGCAACCGCTCGATCTTCGCGCGGGGTCGATCGGCTGTCTGGCCTATGACGGCAGCAAGTTTCAGTTGGCATGGTCGCAGACGCCGATCGGTGCGAAGGTCTATCTGACCGCCAACCTCGACTATTACGTCGGCGGTACTGGCGCGAGCGACAACAACGACGGCACGCTGGCGACACTGACGGCGGGCACCACCCACGGCCCGTTCGCGACGCTGCAGAAGGCGATGAACACCATCGCCAACTTCGATCTCAACGGTCACAACATCAACGTCCATGTCTTCACGCCGGGCAACTACGCGGGCGTGAGGCTCTCTCGCTTGTCCGGCAGCGGCAGCGTGATCTGGACCGGAGACGTCGCGACGCCAGGCAACTGCGTCATCACCGGCAACGGCTTCTCCGCGATCCTCGCGCAGAACGTCGGTCCAAATCATCAGCTCAATGGGTTCGCGCTGGCGGCCGGCGGCACCTTCACCAACGAGCCGATGTGCGGAATAAATGCGTCCGGGACCGGCACGAACATCGCGCTCAACGACATGGAGTACAACCAGTGCAACGGCTCGCACATCGCGGTGACCCAGGGCTGCGTGCTCAGTCTGGGCGGCAAGCAGATCATCAACGGTAATGCGATGGGCGGCAATCCGCAGATGACCAGCGGGTGGCACATCTATCTCGGCGTCAACTCGATCATCCAGCCCAACGGCGGATATCTGCCGGTGCTCTCCGTCCTAGGTGCCTTGGGTGGACAGAACGGAGGAGGGTTCGCCAATGTGTTCGCGCTCTCGTTTGGAGAGTTGTTTTATCAGAGCATCACCGGCGGGGCGAATTGGACGGGGATCAGGTACAACCTGCAAGGCAACGCCATCCTGAACACCCACGGTGGTGGTCCGAACTATCTGCCGGGCAGCATCGCCGGACAGATCTCGACGGGTGGTCAGTACTTCTGAGGGAGAAGGTCGCATGTACGACGCGAGCAAGTGGTATTGGTACATCGGTAGCGACGAGACCCAGGCGTGGTCCAGTCGCCTGGCCGCGATGGTGCCCGCCGATGATCCAGAGTTCGTGGAGTGGAGGAGGCACGAGGTCCCCTCGCGAGCAGTGAGGATGGAGGACTTGCGCGCGGTATTGGCCGAGCAGTACCCGCCCGGCACGCTGGAGACGTACACGGTGTTCAAGCGCTGGCAGAAGGAGCAGGCTGGCATCACGCTCAGCTCTGGCAAGCCAATCAAGACCGACGACAGATCGCAGGCCAAGATCACCGGCGCTTATATCGCGATGCAAGTTCAATCGTCGGCCGTCACGTCTTGGGCGTATGCAGATGGAAGCGTTGCGGAGGCCAGTGCCGCTGACATCACCGCGATGAACACCGATCTGCTGACCCACATCAACGATTGCTTCTCGATCTCGGCCGACGTGCTGGATCAGATCGCGACCGGCACCATCACCACGCGAGAGCAGATCGATGCCGCGTTCGACGCGCCGATGACCCAGGCGCGCAAGGACTGGTTGAAGAAGTAGGGATCATATGGCCATCGTCAATATCACCTGTGAGAACGACGCCGACTTCTATCGGCAGTTCGTCTACCAGACCACGACCGGAGCGCCGATCGATCTGACCGGCAACACCATGAGGATGGGCGTGCGGGCACGCGCCGAAGATGTCACCGAGGAGCTGTTGCTGACCACGGAGAATGGTGGATTGACGATCGTCAGTGCCTCCGACGGTACGTTCACCGTGAGGATCACCCAGGCCCAGCTGGTCGTTCTGCCGATCGGTGATTATGAGCACTCCCTGATCAGGATCACGCCCGGGCCCCAGCAGTTGCGGATATGGTCAGGCGCTCTGACCATCAACGCGGGAGCGAGCCGGTGAGCGACCTTGAGGTCAACCAAGACTCCGACGTGGATATCGCGCTCGCAGGCGATCCAGTCTCCGTGGTCGCCGATTTCGAGGTCGAGGTCATCCAGACGTCGGAGCAAGGTCCGCCCGGTGTGCAGGGTCCAACCGGCCCGCAGGGCCCGATCGGTCCAACCGGCACCCAGGGTGATCCTGGCCCGCAGGGTCCAACCGGCCCGCAGGGTCCAACCGGCCCGACCGGCTCGCAAGGTCCTCAGGGCGCCCAAGGCCCGCAGGGTCCCGCCGGCCCGACCGGTCCGACCTCCATCATTCGATCGTACCTGAGTGGGTTGACCCTCTCCACCGCAGGATCATCGGCGAGCTTCGCGGTCGCAGCTGGGATCGCCTGTGACAGTACCGGCGCTAATATGATGACGCTGGCTGCGGCGCTCTCCAAGACGACGACCGCCTGGGCCGTCGGCAATGGCAATGGTGGGCTCGACACGGGCGCGATCGCAATCAATACTTGGTATCACGTCCATCTGATCAAGCGGGTCGACACCAACGTAGTCGACGTGCTGTTCTCACTGAGCGCCACGGCGCCGACGTTGCCGGCGAACTACACGCTGTTCCGCCGGATCGGCTCGATACGCTCCGACGCCTCGTCGCTGTGGACCGGCTTCACTCAGGTCGGAGACCAGTTCATTCTGACCGTGCCTATTCAGACCTACAACGCATATGCCGGCCTCCCAGCCACGACCGTCGCTGTCGTGGCCGTGGCGGTGCCTCCGGGTGTGACCACGGAGGCTTTCTTCAACGCCGCTTATACGAATACCGCTTCTGGGAACACGATCACGTTCTTTGAGGGCTTTCTTGCCGCGTCGCCGAGCGCCATCTCAGGCGTGTGCAGCTTGTATGTCCACACCGCGAGCGTTCTGGAGTTCGGTACCTTCAGGGTCTTGACCAATTCGAGCGGGTCGATCAATGGGTACGCATCGGCCGCAGGTGGCACGCTGTATCTGGCCACGCGCGGCTGGGTCGATCGGCGCGGGAGGGACGCGTGATCACCGCGGTTAAGTTCATCATCACGTTTCACTTGATCGTTGCGCACCAGCCCAACGGGCAGGAGCTGTTCATCAACCCGGACGAGATCGTCGCGTTGCGCGCCCAGCCCCAGACCGAGGGTCACCTCAAGGAGGGGGTGAGGTGCGTCGTGCTGACCACCGACGGGAAGTTTCTCACGGTGACCGAGGAGTGTGTGGTGATCCAGATGGAGCTGGAGAGGATCAGGGGCATCGAGAAGTGATGGAGGAGGGCCGGGAGATGAGATTTGGTCCAATGGACAACGCCAAGACGTGGGTCTGGCTCGGGATCGGAACCGCGGTGGCGGTGATCCTGTTGATCGCGTTCTACGCATCATGAATGGAGACGAGCAATGAGCATCGTCATATCCTCAGGTCACGGCAAGCTGGTCCGCGGAGCCTCCGGCTACCTCGATGAGGTGGAGGAGGCTCGGATGGTGGTCGAGCAGGTGGCCGACTACCTGCGCAAGCTGGACTATCCCGTGGTCATCTTCCACGACGACACCAGCACCAGCCAGAGCGAGAACCTGGAGACGATCGTGGACTTCCACAACTCGCGAGAGCGCGAGCTGGACGTCTCCGTCCACTTCAACGCCTATCAGACCACCTCAGAGCCGATGGGCTGCGAGGTGCTCTACACCACCCAGAGCCAGCTGGCGGAGGAGCTGTCCGCGGCCATCGCCTCCTCCGGAGGTCTCATCGACAGAGGAGCGAAGCGTCGCGACGATCTGTACTTCCTCAATCAGACCGAGATGCCCGCCGTGCTGATCGAGGTGTGCTTCGTGGACAGCTCGTCCGACGAGGAGTTGTACAGGGAGCGGTTCGAGGCCATCTGCCAGGCCATCGCGGACGTGGTGGCCGGCGCGCGGAGCGAGCACCAGCCCGAGCCGCCTCCGTCGGGGGACGAGTGCCGGGTCGACATCGTGGGCTCCGTGGAGGGCGACGTGTCCGTGATGCTGAACGGCCAGCTGCTCAAGCAGAGCGGGACCGGCACGGCGGTGGTCGCGCTCCAGATCACCAAGGTCGGGGAGGTCACCGTCACCATCAACGGCCAGGACTTCCGTAACCCGATCACCAACATCCCGCCTAACCAGTGCGGCATCGTGGCCACGGTGTTCGGAGGCGAGAGCGACCACAACGTGAGTGCCTACGACGAGGACGTGGTGCTCAACGACTCGGACCTGTACGTGGCCCTGCCCGATCGCCTCGAGGGTGAGCGGCCGTTGGTCCGGGTCCACAACCGGGCCAACAGCCAGAGCGCGGTGGCGGAGATATGGGACGTAGGCCCGTGGAACACCGACGATCCGTACTGGGAGACCGGAGAGCGACCGGCGGCTGAGAGCGGTACGGACGAGAAGGGCAGGACGACCAACAAGGCCGGCATCGATCTGTCCCCCGCGCTGGCCAAGGCGATAGGAGTTGACGGGATGGGTGAGGTGGATTGGGAGTTCGTAACCTAGAGGAGGAGACCTATGGCTTGCTTCACGCTCGGATTCATTGAGCAACTGATCGTCTGGGTGATCATCGTCGGCGCGATCGTGGCGTGCATCAGACTGCTGTTGCCGTTCCTCAGCGGTCTGGTCAGTCCGATCGTCGGCCAGATCATCATGATCATCCTGTGGG